GCTCGGCGCGCCGGCGCTGCTCCTGGTAGGCCGTGCGCAGGCCTTTGACCATGCGCTTGGCTTCGTCGTTAGCTTTACCGATTTCGTCGTCGGAGCCGCCCGTCAGCTTGGCCAGTTCCTCATCATTGATGGAGGGCCGCTTTCGGTCCTGCTCGACTTCCACCGCGATCGTGACGCCCGCGCCCGCACCGGCCTCTTCGGCGGGTTGCTGCGGGGTTGGCGTTTCGACGGCTTCGTCTGCCATTAGTACCTCGGTCGCTCCACCGGCACGGTGCCTTGCATTACCGCCTCGATGGAGTCATCGTTCAGCAACACGTATAGGAACGGATAATCGCCCCGTTTGAAGCGCGTCCCCGAGTAGGCTCGAAACATCACGCGGTCTCCCGGCTGGCACCAAGGGATGCCGTTGAAGCGCTTCTCGTCCTTGTAAGCGTCCGGGCCGAGCGCGATCACATAGCCCTGAATCGCCGCCGCCTCATACTGATTGCGGCTGTCCTTGGGCTGGTACACGCCGGACTCGAGCTTCTCCTGCAGGTAGGGGATGTAGATCAGCAGCTTGTAGCCGATCGGCTGGAACCAGTCCAAAATCTCGCGAGCGAAGAAATCGAGCTCTTCCTCTGCGTCAATCTGCTGCTCCGCAGTGGTGTCCCTGCCCTCAAGGGTTGCGATCAGCGCGTCCACCCGCGCCTTGCGCTCCGCGGGGTTCAGCTCAGCATTGTGCTGCTGCGCCCCGGATGTCGTCAAGCTCCCCATTAGAAATCCTCGTCGGCCGCCAGTGCGGCCGCCTCCGTTTCTCGTAGCGTGTCTAAGGCGAATTGTATACCACGACAGCGTCCGATTTCGTAGCGGTAGGACGCAAAATCATCACAGACGCCCGACAGAACTGCCTCCCGGATCCCGTTGACCTCCGTTTCCAGGGCCTTTTCGAGCTGGCGAAAAATACTAGACGCCAAGGTCCACCAGGATGGCCTGGCCGCCGTTTTTCATCGGCTTGGACTGCTTGTCATGGCCGTAGGCGGCAGTGCGAATCTTCTTCCGCATCTCATCCAGGCGCCGCGCTCCGGCGTTGGTAGAGCCGTCGCCAAGGGCCGCCACGGTGGGCGCGTCGATCACGTACTCGCCGTCAGAGAGTAGTACCGGCCGGCCGGAAGGCGTGGTCCCCTCGATCTCATCCGACTGGCCGCTGCCAGGACCGCTGAGTAGGCCTCCGCCGGCCGCGGCCAGGTCATCCTCTTCGTCGGGCTGACCACCGCCCGGCTGCGGCTCTGCACCGCCCTCAGGCTCCTCTTCTTCCTCTTCCTCGCCGCCGCCCTGAGACTGTGCGCGCATCATCTCCGTCAGCTCCGTGAGAGCCTGCGGCCCGAAGGTATCGACGAAAGCCTTGACCGCCTCGCCCGGGTTGGGGTGGCGGCCCTCGAGCGCCAGCATGGCCTCGACAACGATCTGGTGCTCTTTCTGCTGGGGCCCGGACAGGTTGTCATCGGACTCCATTAGCTCCTGAGGATCTTCGGCCGGGCCGCCCTCGGCGTAGATCGCCGAGCTGATGCCGGGGTTCTGGTGCCACAACGGGTTGACGAATTGGTGCCCCATCTGCGCGCCGGCTTGCAGCACCTGGCGCGCCCTGGGATCCGGGTTGTACAAGTTGGGCCGCGAATTCGCGTAGATCCTGCTGATCGGACCGCCGAGATCAAAATGCGGCGTCACCCCGCGGCGCAGATGCGGCATGGTGTGACGCAGGCTGCCCAGGCCACTCTCGCTGTGCGTGCGGGGCAGGCCCGGATCGCGGAACTCACGCGATGCATAGTCGGGCGACATTTTGCGCTCGAAGGAGCGAAGCGGATTGGTGTAGCCGCCGGTCATATTCATGTGTCGGACTCCTTAACCACAGTGAGGAAGTAGGTGCCAGCAGGCGCGCCCGGCACCTGCTTCAGATAAACGGTTCCGGTGGGCAGCTTGCTGGTGTCCGGATATCCGGGCACTGGAGTGCCGGTGCCCACATAGGGCGGATCAGTCATGATGAAGCGCGCCGCGATCAGCTCACCGAGCGCCTCACGCTGCAGGATGTATTGGTTCACCGCCTTGGTTAGCTGCGCGATATAAGCCTGGTCGTACTGGGGCGGCGGCTCCGGCAGGTTCTGCTTTACGACACGCGCCATCGATTACCTCCTCCCATCCGGGCGGAGATCCGTGCGCAAAGTCCCGAAGCGCCATCCCACTCCCAGGTCGGATGAATCTACGCGAAAGGAGACCTGCCGCTGGCGGACCCGCACCCACTCGAGCCCGGTCGTCGCCTGGATCGGAACCTGCGCCACCACCTGCTTGGGCGACTGTGCGTCCGGCCGGCCGTAGATGGTCAGCGTCACGGTCTGCGACGGTGCCGACCCGCGGAAGAAAACATCCGGAATCAGCCGCGACAAAAACAGAAAGTGCTCGCCGCCGTCCGCATCGATGTCGGCGCTCTCGATGAAGGCCGGCAGCGGCTGGCCGTTGGCATCATCACCGAACTCGTGATAGTAGAGCAGGCTGAGCGCGCGATCCGTCGCGATCGGATACGCGGCACGCCCCATATCCAGCCAGGCGGTGCGCTCGAGCAGACCCTTGCTCCACACCTGATCGACGTAGTTGTAGGTCACATAGCGATCGTTCTCGGAAGAGTTTGCGCTCGAATAAAACCAGATGACCTCGCCGAAGCTGTGGTTGTGGCCGGCATACACCTTGTAAGCCTGCACGTAATTCAAGTCGCCGAAGACGAAATCCTTGAGAGCGCAGGGCAGCTCCTGGACCGTCCCCGTATAGATATAGAAAATGCCGCGGTCCATCCAGAGCACGCTGTTGCCTGCGTTGATGGCAGCATTGGGCCCGATGATAGAAAGACCTTCAGCGATGCTGTCGAAGCCGAAGACGTAGGGCGTGCCGATATACTTCATCGACCACAGACCGAGATCCGTCCAGATCAGGATCTCCTGGCGCGTGCGCATGCCGCTGATGATGAAGCTGCCGGCGGAAAGCCGCTGATCGCCGGCGGAGTTGGTCCTTAAGGGATTCCAGGTGTAGGCGTCTTCTTCCGTCGACCAGCGGACCAACAGCAGATCCGGCTGCGTGATACCGGCCTCCGGGTGGTCGCAGCCCATAGCGATCAGGTGGCGATCGTTGGGTGACACCAGGACCTGTGTGGCCGTGGTCGGCACCTCCACCGGAGTGAAGGTTGTGCCGGCCACCGTGATCGCCTGATTAAGCGGCACGGCGCGCTGGCTGAGACCGCCGGCCTGGTGCCAGTAGTAGATCGGACCGCCGCGGATGTTAGCGACCAGATCCTCGCCAAAATTGTCCATGTCCCACAGGCGGAGCTGATTGATGGTGGGATTTGGGGTGGCGGTCGCCACATTGAACGGCATGCCCCAGCCCGTGGTAACCGAGGATCCGGGGAGTGCTACACCGCCCCAAGGCGGAATGCCCCAGCCTTGCCCGATGAGCGCGTCCGGCAGACCAGGCGGAATCAGAAAATTGGCGATCACTGCGGCGCCGCCGCCGGCAACTCCACCGGCCGTGTTGGCGGTGGGCATGGTGATGACGACGTGGTTGGCGTCCGGCACGGACGTGATCGCGAACTCCTGATTCATCTGTGCGGCGGTATATCCGTCCACCGCGGTCGCGCCGCTGAAGACCACGTAGTCGCCCGCATGAGCGCCGTGTGCCGTGATCGCCACCGTTACGGTATTCGAGCCGAGCGTGCCGGTGACGAACGGATTCGACGCCAGGGGGCCGATGGTGGCGCGCAGCGGCGTGATGTCGTAGTAATTGTTCGACCAGAGGATATAGAGATGGCTGCTCGTGCCTATTCCGACATAGCGATCGCTCTCGAGATCCGACCACTGATGCAGGAAGCGGCACACGCCCTCGAGAGGCGTAGACACTACCGATGTCCAGCCGCCCCACTTTTCAGGGTGGCCGGCGCGGAAGCGCACCTTGTCGGCGTCATACCAGCCGCCGCTATTGCTGTACTCGGTCGTCTCTCTGACGATGCCGGGTGTGAATTGCAGCTTGGTCAGTCCCATTTACTTTCGGCGGCTCCAATTGCGCGAGCAGCGGCTCGAGCCAGGCCCGATCGCCGGCCGCGAATCCGAACTGCCATTCGCGGACCAGGCGCTCGAGCCTCCCCACTTCCTCCGTTGTAAATTCGAAAGGCCGCCCCTTCCCGTGGGTGGGCTCCCACGTCGGTTGCTCGACATCGCCCACCTTGACGGTGCGATAGTTGATGCCCTTCTTTTCCTCATCAGTGAGAGCGATCGAATCCTGCAGCCGCCACCACAGCCGGATCTCGTCGACGCTGCCCCGCTGCGCCCCCATCATGAAATGCAGATTCAGGCGCTGCGTCTCATTCAGCGACAATTGCATCCACTTCTCCTTATGTCCACTCGGTCCAGAGGTTGACGCTGCCAGGACCGCTCAGCTGGTAATAATTCCCGGGGAGTACCCAGAAGGAAACCGTCGAATCGGTTCCCGCGCCACCCACTGGCAGTGTGACCACGGTGGTAGCAGGTGGAAAGGCGGCATCCGTCTTCGCAACGATGGAGCCGGCCCCCGTCGAATGAACACTGACCTGCACAAAACGCGGCTTGGTAGAGCCGTTCTGATAGATGCTGCCGAAGGTCTGCCCCAGAACGGA